GATTATTTACTTGATCTAAAGGAATGTTTCGATAGTCAGTCTGAGAAATGGTGCTTAGAAATGAGACCATTGACTGATGTAGAGACAGTTTCCGGTATCGATGGATGGAAATTCATTGATAGAATGAAAATAAATACATCAATTGGATTCCCGGTGGGGGGATCCAAAGAGCCACATTTGGTCTACTTGGACCCTGAGGGATATGATAACATAACTGAGCCTATTACTTTTGAGGCACATATTATGAAAGAGTATCATGAAGCTCTTGATATGTGGGCAGCTCGACAATGCAGGAATTGCATTTTCGGATCTGCTCTCAAGGATGAGCCAACCCTTAAAACCAAGGAAAAGGTTAGAGTTTTTCAAGCGGCTCCCATTATTTTACAATTGGCTATTCGTAAATACTATTTGCCTATCGCTCGCTTTCTTTCGTTAAATCCGTTAGTAGCTGAGTGTGCAGTTGGTATTAATGCCAGTGGAAGAGAATGGGACGAACTTGCCAAACATATGAACAAATTTGGGAAGGACCGAATACTTGCTGGAGATTACTCCAAATACGACTTACGTATGCCAGCGCAGCTAACACAAGCGGCGTTTGGTGTAATGCATCGTATTGCCAAATGGAGTGGCAATTATTCGACTAAGGATATAACTATCATGGAGTCCATATCATTTGAAGTTACCAGTCCTCTGGTAGCTTACAATGGGACTTTGATGCGATTTTTAGGAACTAATCCTTCAGGTCAAAATATGACAGTGTATATCAACTCAATAGTTAATTCGATTTTGAATCGTTTAGGCTTTTTCCATGCCTACACGCAGAATACTATTGAAGAAGACAAACCGGGTTTTGCTGCCAAGTTGGGTAGACCGGTTAGGTTTAGGGATTGTAACTCTATTGCAATCTATGGTGATGATTTAAAGGGATCAGTCATAGAAGGATTGGATAGACATAATCATGTATCTTTTGCTAAATTTCTGGCGGATAATGATATGAAATTTACAATGCCCGACAAGACATCCGACCCCATTCCATTTATGGAGGATGGGGCTGCGGATTTCTTGAAGCGCAAAAATCGTTACGATGAAGAATTGGATTCTATCGTAGGGATGTTGGATGAAATGTCGATTTTTAAGTCGCTGCACTCAGGATTACAGTCGAAAGACTTAAGTCCGAAAGAGATTTCAGCACAGAATATCGATGGGGCTCTCCGTGAATGGTTTTTTCACGGTAGAGAAATTTTTGATTTGAGAATGGAACAAATGACGGAAGTCGCTAAGATTTCCGGAGTTTTTCCATTAACTCTCGGGGTGGACTATGAAGAACGTGTTCTGCTTTGGAAGCAAAAATACAACTCTTAAAGTCCAGTAACATAGACCTGCATGTCTATAAACTGCAAACATTTGGTTCTACATTTGGCCTATAATGGGTGATAAAATTCCTTTTCTTTTGGCCTTTTTCTATTATGGAAGCCCTGGTATTTGTAGAATAGTTCCATCCGCAAGGATGTGGGGAGCTATTTAGCTCCGGCTTGTGCCATTACTTACGTTAATTCGGGTATTTGAACGCACACAACCCTAGAAAACATCCCTTAGGAGGATCTCAGCTGAGCACTGAGCCTTCAATAAGTATATTTCTAGCTTGCTACTAAATCAAAAGCGCAACCCCCAGCGCATAAGGGGGAAAGTAGTTCTGCTGACTTAAGTGCAGAAAAACCACAGTGCCCAAAACCGGCAATTATTACACGTGAAGTGAGTGATTGTGTTGGGTGGAGTGTTCCGGGACCGTTAGACGTCTCGCACTCCGAGAAGCATGGCTTCGAACCCCAGTCTGGAGAGGCTGGAGTCGGAGTGGGTACTGGTGCTGATCATGCAACTGAACAACTAGTGGGATTTAACGATCAAACCGCTGGTTGGATGACTGATGTAAAAGCAGGATATGATGATACAATGGACACAGCAACGAAAGTTGGAAGTGATCTCGGAGCGTTCTTGGAACGACCCGTGAAATTGAGCTCCCAGTCTTGGGCTGTTGCTCAACCATTGTTTTTCAATTTGAATCCTTGGAGAGATTTTCTTGCCGATCCTTTTGTGAGAACAAAAATCGCCAATTATGAACTTCTCCGAGGTACCATGCACATCAAGGTGTTAATTTCAGGAACTGGATTTCATTATGGACGCGCTTTAGTGTCCTATAATCCACATGCAGCTTTTGACGAGCTTGCTGTTTCAAGAAATTTTCTTGATGTCGATCTTGTGCAGGCTAGCCAAAAGCCGCACATTTACATCAATCCGTCTAAGAATGAAGGAGGAGAAATGAGCTTACCATTTTTCTTCCCGAACAATTACTTGTCCTTATCCAAGTTTGAGCAAAGCCAAATGGGTGAACTTACTATTAAGTCATTTGGCAATTTGGCTCATGCTAATGGAGGTAATGACCCTGTAACAGTACAAGTATGGGGTTGGATGGAGAACGTATCTCTTACTATGCCTACTAGTATTACGCCCTTTGTGCCACAAGCTGGTGGTAAACCGAATCCAAAGAAGAAAACTGGAGGAAGTACCATGAACAGCGGTGACGAATATGGGAAAGGAATCATATCACAGCCTGCTTCCGCTTTGGCGAAGGCAGCTGGGATGTTAGAATCCATTCCTATGATTGGGCCATATGCGCGAGCGACTAGTATGGTTGCTTCGAAGGTTGGAGATGTAGCTTCTTTATTCGGCTACTCGAGACCTGCCATCATAAGTGATACGGTCATCCAAAAACCCAGTCCTACTGGGAATTTGGCCAATGTTGATGCTCCTGAAGCTATCAACCGCTTGGTTCTTGATTCTAAACAAGAATTGACTATAGATTCACGTACTACAGGTTTAGATGGTGAAGATCAGATGGGAATCGACAGTATTTGCTGTAGAGAGTCCTATTTGACTTCATTTACCATGTCTCCATCGGATGCACCTGAGAAGATATTATGGAATTCTTATGTTACTCCGACATTGGCACGTGTGAATGGTGATGAAATTCATATGACACCTATGTGTGCTATGGCGCAGTACTTTGAAGATTGGCAGGGAACGATCAAATTCAGATTTCAGATAGTGAAGAGTCAATTTCACAAAGGTCGTATCTTAGTAAGGTACGATCC